GGATCTGTAGGTCCTCTGCGTTAAGCCACCTGCAACATGGATTTTGACTTTCAACTTGATGAGCCAGTCATCGAGGCTAGCCTGGAAGACGTACCTGAAGCTCGAGAGGTACTCGTCCCGGAGAAGCATCTAGATTCTCCAATTTTGGTGTCACTGTTGGATCGACTTCAAGATCTGATGGAGAAGATTTTCAATCGCAATCCAAACATTCGAAGAACGCAATACGATATCCGACGCCAGAATTGTATTCATCTGTACTTGAAAGATGACCCGATTGACGCGTACTCCAGTATTCGACATCCGCTCCTTCAATATTCTTCAGCCTTGGATCACTGCCTCAAAAAACCAAAGATTCTGACTGCTGAAGATTACCCTTTTTTGTTCTCATTGACCGGGAACAGTTTCTATCGACTGAGGAGTGATATGCGCTGGACCTCAATGATCTATGAGAAGGAGGTAGATGAGTATCTTCTGTGGATGCGAGACATCTGCAAGCCGGATCATATTCAATCGGTTCGGCGTCGACTACTCGAGAATTTAGAGCAGCCTCGCTCTGATGTAATCATCTCAGGCAAAAGATGCGAACTATGGTCACGTATTGTTGATGATTATCGCCGCCTCTACAAGAAACACCGGAACGTTGTGAAACGCGAGTACGGTCCACTGCGAGTTGTTTTGTGCGATGGTTTTTTATTAATTAAGCATGACTCATTCCATGAATGGCGACTATTAACATATGAACAATTGCAAATGATTCAAGATTGTTGTCTCGCTCGCCATAATATTTATCTTGCTCTTCAATTCAAATTCCACAATGGGACCGAGCAGCTTCGGACTCACGTTAACGATGTCATCGAATGGCAAGAGAATGTTCTGCTTGAGTTCGGAAATGATGGTTACGAGCTTGTCAAAGCTCCAGAAGCAATCTTCAAAACACACTTGAACTCTCTGACGAATGGTGATTTACTCAGTTTCTCCTCTTACAATCGAACATTGGAGAAAATGCGTGAAAAACAGCGAAAACTTAAGTCGACCCGCGACCTCATTGGTGAATTGGATCGAATTGTGAAACGAGTTGACAACATTCATGATGCAGCCGAGTTATTCGGACTGTCGAAAATGTCGGGTCATCCTTCAGTTTATGCTGCACGATCAGCTGAATCAGTTCGGAAAGAGGCTGAACCAAAGGGCATCATTCAACCGTTTGCAGTTCGTCAAATGACTCGAATGTTCAAGCATCTGGCTCTTAGCGGGTACATCTTGAAACATTCATCATGGCCAAAATTGACCTGTCCGCCTGCCCGGAATACACAACTACGTCGTCATTATGTGAACCAAGTAACGACTTTGCCTTTGGGATCTTATCCTCTGTCAGACTTGGACGCTATACGATTTGGTAAGTTTGTCGAATACGACTACTCGGAAGACTACCTTAAGTTCTTAGATGACAAGGCAATATGTCCGGGAGCCTCTGAGATGAGCAAATTCTGGTTCACCGGTGAAAGGAAGGAGTCTAGACGATTATTACAGAGGATCTTGACACTGGAGCATTTCGACACCGTTAAAATGGTAGAAAGATTGCGAAAGGGTCAGTTCACGGATGATGAACGAGTAGTTGAGCTTACCCAAAAAGAACGCGAATTAAAAGTTGCAGCAAGATGTTTCTGCAAACTTCCAATAGAAGTGAGGACCTTCTTCACCTCCACGGAGTATAATCTTAAAGAGCAGTTCATGAAACATTACATGCCTCAACAAACCATGACCATGTCTAACACGGAGACAAAGCAAAGATTGTACAATCTTGTACGAACCGCCAAGCAAAGAGACCGTACTTTGTTAGAGGTCGATTTCTCGCGTTGGAATCTTAGATGGCGTCAAGAGACTGTTCACCCAATTTCATCAATTCTGGAGGATATCTTTGGATTGCCAGGGGTTTTTTCCCAAGCTCATCCATTCTTTGAATCTGCAACGATTGTTCTAACAGACAAACACACTCTTCCAGAGGGCGCCACCCCTGGAATACCTGTGACTCAATGGCCTACATCTGCGCTCGTCTGGCGTCACTCTCACCTTGGAGGATTTGAAGGGATTCAGCAAGCATTGTGGACTGCGTGTACCATTGCGATGATGTATTGGGTGCTGCATGATCAAAACCTGTCCTTCAACATGGCGGGACAAGGAGATAATCAGATTTTTGCTATTACTTTCTCGGATGATGGAACACCCGCTCCTGAACGATTGAGAAAGCTTTTAGCAGTGATGGAAGTCAGGTGTGCCTTACTCAATCATGAAGTTAAACCAGATGAATGCATCGATTCTCAAACAGTCTTGACATATAGCAAAGAAATTTATGTTGAAGGTGTTCACGTGTTATATAATTTGAAATTTGCTTCAAGATCATTCCGTCGAGATGAGATAGATATTCCATCATTTGCAGGAGAGGTGTCGGCAGTGAGTGCGATTAGTATGGCTTGTGCTGATAGTGTTTACGAGACATTTCGTGCAGTCCATTGGAGAACTTTTCACACCATGCGATTACTATCGTACAAGTACAAGGATCCATTCACAGTGTTTGAGAAACCTTTGCTGAATCGCATTTTAAGTAATTACGATCTCTGCGAGTTTGTAATTCGGACTCCTGGATCTTTAGGAGGATTACCGATCATGCAGTGGACGCGATATTTCATGAAGGGCGAGGTGGACGATCTTTCATGGGACATTCCCGCCATTCGTTTCCGGCGGAATCGGGTTTCAGATTGGGATCTTAAACGAGTCATCGATGGATACTATACGCCTGAACATGTCAACCTTTCCCAACTGATCTTGGATCCCCATTCATTACCACTTGATCGGCCGCGCGATCGGAAAAAGCTCATCAAGGACGCGATCGCTGAGCAGATGCTTGATCATACTCGAAACGTTTGGATTCGAGAGATTTTCAACGAGTCAAATAACACTGCCGAGCAAAAGCTGATGGAAGCTTTGACTGCCACACGACCTTTTTATCCGGAGATTATGTCTGATGTGTACAGCTTATCATTATGCGGAGTGAGAGATGCGTTGTTATCTCGCTTTACAATGACAAGGACTGTTGCCAATATGACTGGAAACCGCAAATTTATTACGGAAATCGCGTCCGGAAATGCTCAACTTCTTCGTTTCATCATCTCTCGATATGATCAAGCGCTGGAATTAAAAGGGATACCGAATCTCCCAGAATCCTGTTACGAAATATGCTCACAACTCCGCGCTCTCTGGGGACCTCAGGTCGAGCATAAAAACATCGGTGTTTACAATCCCTTCGATTTTAAGCTGCAATTTTTTGACTCAAAGTATTCTATGATTTCTGCATCTTCACGAACTTCTGATGTTGATGACCTAACAACATCTATTGGCCCCTATCCGCCGAATTTCGGCACTAAAACTCGACAGAAAGTCTCCGATCATGGCTTCAAAATTGTCACTTCATCTTCAACTGTATCTGATATGAAGCGCCTTGTGATGATTTTCAGTGAGCTGGGTTCAGATCCGAGTTTCGCAGGGATTTTGTCTCAGATCACCAAATCGCGATCACCGTGCACTATTGAGCACTTGGCCAGCATCCTCCCGACGTCGTTTGGTGGAGCCGCTGCGCACAGACACGCTTCGATCGATAGCACTGCATTCTCTATTCTTGGCTCTCGAACTGTTCCTACTCATCTGAACTTCTGTAGCGATCTAGCAGGCATCCTGTCCGGAGGTGAATTCGACTACCCCATTGCATTCCAAGAATTTTACTTGACGTTAACGAACGTGTTCCAGAACACGACGAGACTTGGACTTTTGAATGGGAATGCAGCAATTGGGTTCCTCATGAGTGATAATTACGAACCGCTCCCAACCGATGTCGTGAAATGCGAAGTTTCACCGAAATTAACATGGACGGTCAAGCCTACTAATGCCTTGTGTTACATTGGTGCTCTGCAAGCGCGGGAGATTCCCATCATTCCACAATCATCTCAAGCCACACATGTTTCAGCCGAAAACATTCCACCTGCCGTCTTGATTTACAATCGTTTGCTCACGAAGTACTCGTCTCGCCGTCGATTGTTCACGACCACGTCCGCCGTCAATTTGCCGGTCGAGGTACTTGATATGAAGGAGTTCAACCATTGCCCGTTGACTGATTTAATGCGGGGGGCTTGCTGGTTTGTGTCCGCGATGGCAATCTATGTTGCGATCACAGAGTTTAGACAGAGTGCAACTGTTGCATTAAACGAGACAATTCACAAGTTATCTCGAGGTTGTGCAGCGCTTCTCTCACGCATGATGCTTCATCCTGATTTCTCATCCTCCCTGTTTGCGACCTCCAATGACATTCTATGCGAGCCGGGCGTGTCCGGAGCGAGAAGTGCTGCAGATAATTTGACCGGCGAACTAGTGAATCGCGTTAAGATTTCGATTATGGCACGTGAATTCGTTACATATGACGTTCCCTTCGTGATGTTTGCCGACTTCTCGTCGAATGCAGCGCTTCCTATTGAAATTCATTGTATATGTAGATTAGCATTGAGTTCGTTCGACCTTACCAAAATTCTTCTTACTCAAAGACAGTTATTAGCTTTGCATACTGCAAGAAATAGCCTAGTGAGTCAGATTAACACCTTATACAGAGTTTTGAGCATCACAGCCGCAACGAATTTACAACTTCGAAATTCACCTAAACGCAGAACTGTAGATACGAACCGGCCTGTTCGATTACTGTTCTGTAATCAAGTTCCTGAAGAAGCGATTCGTGCCCTACGAAGTTTACCACGAGAAGAACGACTGAAATTGTCTCAGTCATTGAATAAAGTTCATGCTCTTCGTCGATTGGTCAATATCACTGTTCGATTCTCGCGAGTCCAGCAAGAAGGGTCACTTCGGCCGTTACATGAGTGTCCAGACGAACCCGCTTTCCGATTAAGAGAGCATACGCTCAATTTGCTCCAGAGACCATACCATGGGAAGTCATCCGCATTAAGTATTTGGGGACCGATTTTCTCGAAACACCAAAGGTTCGTGAAGGGTCGAGATTGTTTGTCCATAGGAGTTGGTCATGGAGCTGTAGCCGCAAGCTGTCTGAACGAAGGGGCGAGCCATGTATATGGTATAGACTTAAGGTCCTCATTCCCAGTGATAACTCAACGTGAACTTACATATATCCCGCCAGAGATCATTCGCAGCTGTCGCTCGACGAAGTTCTCATGGTCGCGATTTATTTCGATCACAGGCGGTGATGTTCTTGAAAACAAGAGCTATCTCAAACAAGCTGAACCGTGTCAAACAGTCATTGTTGATATAGAACAGAATTATACAGAGACACTGGATTTATTAGCACATCTTCCAAGTCGAGTGTCACTGTTTCTTCGAGTCCACTGTTGTTTAGACCAATTAAGATATCTAATCGATTCTTTGCTCCCGAATGTGGTGTACTGCACCTCTGCCATTCATACTCATAAAAACAGTTTCATACTATTCTGCGAAGACGTACAAGTCGTCAATCAAAACGCGAATTACGAGCGAGTTACGATTGAGAGCGTTCCATTCATTACGAGGCTGTGTGAGAAAAACACAGATTACACTCTGTACGCGCTTAACGATTACATCAGACCATTTGGGTATGTTGCGTCCCTTCCGTCTTTCTCTGAAGTCGAGAGAATAGCAGTTTTGATCCGTCGAGACGGATTGAATGCACAGGACTCAGCACTCTCAGATCAATTAGTTCGCGTTCACAATGAACTGCAAAATATGATCTTAGTTCTGCGGAGTCTTCCAACAATCGACTTGCGCGGTCTAATGCAATTAGACACACCGGTTCGCCGATTAGCATGTTGTTGGATTGCCAATATAGGGTTCGATTTGACAGAAGAAATACAGAACCTACGTGACTAGGTAATCAGTTTGCTCATTTAAAGAAACTAGGAGATCAATAATGGATCATTTACCGACAGAGATTGTGCAAAAGATTGTCGCTCAATTGCATTATAATCAAATTCTAAATTTAAGATTAGTGTCTCGATTTCTGAACCGATGCATTGTCCATCACCCTCACTGGAAATATATTCGACTTGCTTCGCTCAAAAGAAAAGACACCCTGCAATTTGCGAAATGTCTTCCAATTAATAATGACGAGTTGATAAGGGAGTTCAATTTGGCCTTCCGCTATGATGATCCAAATCTTCCGCTATTCAGCCATCCGTACGAACCAATGAACGGTTACCTTAACGAACCTGACTTTGGAGAAGATATGATGACGATATATCGAACAGACTTGATCCGTATTATGCGTCTAGCACCCATCCTCGGCTGGAGACAGGTAACTCTCTAAGAATGATCATTTAAGAAAACGCACTACGCGTATCTTTAAATTCATTATTACAGGCGAG